TGGTATCGTCCGACCCCAGGACGGGTTGATTTCAAGGGTGGCAGCGATAAACCGTGCGGCACCTGGAGAAGCCCCCAGGTCCGCGTGATTGTCGGCGCAGCGCATCCCCCGGACATCGTTCAATCGTTCCCGATCCGGAAAAGAAGGGGCAGGCAGTACAGGAGCAGGAGGCGGATCGTTACAAACCACCGTGGTATTTCCCTCTGCATTGTTTTCTTGTTTATCCGTCTTCGCATCCGAATACGCATCCGCATAAGTACACAACTGTTCACAACTGTTTTCACCTGTTTGCAGTTGCAAACAATCGTCATCAGGTGTTACCAACTGGTATTTACTCTTGCCGATCTGAATGGCCTTGTAACCGTCTGGCAGCGGGTACTTTGGAGCAGACCGGAGCGATTGTCCGAAATCCCGCACCATCAAAAATGATTTGCCATTCCTGGCAAAAAGCAGAATGAGCCCCGCCGTCTCGCACGCAGCAAGACAGCGTTGAACATTGCACTCACTCATTTTCTCCAATTGGAGGGGGTACAGGGCGGAACGAAGAACGGAGGGTCTGGCATCGGACAAGCCGTAATCATCCACCAGGGACAACAAACGGCGATAGAATACCTCGGATTCCCAGGATAGGGAGGCGACGCGTTCGGAAGTCAGAATACCGTCTCTGATCAATCGTGTAGGCATATCAAAAAAGCGTCAGTTGGGGGTTGTAGTTCATCCACAGGCATTCAATCTTCTTGCCGCCCTGCGTGTCGTGAGAGACCTTGCATTCCTTTCGCCACCCGGCCAGATAGGCGGCATAAAGCTCGGAATCATAGCCGGACAGGACAACCTTGCCTTTCAGGGTCTTCAAGAAGACGAGAAGCCGCTCATGGTCTTGCTGGCCGTACTCATGCGCGTACCTCACACGTTTGCCGCGGGTAGATTGCACATAGGGAGGATCCACGTAATGCAGTGTATCCAGCGTATCGTACCGGGACATGACCTGCAGAGCATCCATGTTGTTGACCTCGATATTCCGGTTCCGGAGTTCGGCCGCACATTCTCGCACTACGGCCGGATATTCCCGCCACGTTTGAGGATAAGGGGTTGTGCGAAGTAAGCCGTCGCGTTTAAAGCCTGGTTTGTAGATTCCTCCGCCGTAGGACATCATGGAGTTGACGGCAAAGCGTAGAGCATCTTCAACAGGATCTTCCGCGATTTCAAATGACCGAGCATAGGCTTCCTGGGCGTAAGGCGTCAATTCGACAAGCCGGGCCAGCCGTTCCGCCTTTTCCGGATCTCGCAATACCTCGAAAAAGTTCACAATCCGGTCATAGAGGTCATTGTAAATCTCCAAAAATGCCGGTTGCTTGTTGAGCAGAACGGCGGCGGAACCGCCGAATGGCTCGACGTAGAATTTGTGAGGCGGGAAAAAGCTGATAATCCAGGGAGCGATTCTGTTCTTCCCCCCTAAATACCGGGCCAGAGCCCTTTTGCGGGGCGCTCTCGTGTTCACTCTCCCTCCTTTCTCGGCTCCCAAAGGCGCTGATCCTCGTATGGGTAACAATCCCGGCATGGGCTCTGCTTAGTCAAGAGGTCATGATACTTGCAATTAGGGCAATCCCGGCA